CTGCAAATCCTGCTGTGACAGGTTATTGACCTTCTCCTGTCCGGTGGTGGCGCGAACAATAGGGGCCATTTCTGGCGAGTTCAGATCGGAAGTGATGTTCTTCTGCTTCAGAAGATTCTGAATGGTGGTCTTGGTGATCTTTTCCGGTTCAGCAATTTCTGCCCGAAAAACCGTTTCTTCATTCTTGATTTTAAAATTCAGGTTGGCTGCATACTGTTGGGCATCACTGGCAGTTGCAAAAGGAGTCCGTCGTCCAGTTTCTGGATTGAAACCAGTTGTAATGGTCTCGCCAGTAAACGATGACTGAACTCCGTGAGTCTCAACCCCCTTAATATTCACCTTGACGGGAACAAAAGTTTCTTTACCCGTAATCGTTTTCTTCCCGACCTTTACTTTCTTCAGGCCACCACCAATAAGAACAGGGGCATAATTGTCCAGCCTGCCTGCCTTGTTGCCCAGCATTTGTCTGGCTTCGGTAACAGAATAGCTTCGTTGTTCGGTGGCTATCGGCTGGCCAGCCGCCAGATTAATCTGCTTGGCGGTGAAAGTGTTTTCACGCGGATGGAAGATTCTGCGACCCAGTAACTTGATGCCCAGCTTTTGCAGCGGGGTGTATTTCATCCCGCCCGCTTCTGCCCTGTTAACTGACGTGTCAACATCATTCTCTACAATGCGGTTTGCTGCCCGATCCGTCAGCATGCTGGACAGGATGTCAGCTTCTTTCTGTGACATGTCAGGACCATGCGGCTGACCGAGTTCATCCTTGACCTGCCAGTAACCGGGACGGTTCGGGTTTTCCACCGCCTGATACTGGGTCAGGGGGAAGTCAGAGCCAAGATTCTGCTGGATACGTGCGGCATGCTGGGCAGCAGCCTGTACGGGGTTATCTGGAGAGGTAGGGGGAACGAAAGGCACCAGAGCCGTACCGGCCTGTGAGGAGGGGGTGGGTAGGCCATTGGAGGACCGTTCCATGTACTCTCTTTCGGCTTGTCGTGCCAATCGTTCCCTTTCAACATCAGCATCAACCAGCGGCTGGAACTGCCGCTGCATGACATTCTCAAATCCAGCAATACCGGCACCCGGAATACCGCCTGAAACAAAGCCCAGCAGGCCACGGTCAGCAGCCCGCATGAAACTCATCGGTCGGCCCAGCCCGATGTCATTGGACAGGGACTGGCCGAACTCTTCAATTCCTTCAAAGGGTGCTTCTGCGACAAAACCTTTGGCAACCGCTCGGGGCACTGTACTGGACAATGCACCCAGCTTGGAAGCCACTGCACCGCCCAAGAAGCCGGTGGTGCCAGATACGGCAGCAGACAGCAGGGACGAGGCATCTGCCATGCTCTTGGCTTCGTCTTCAGGGACGTTCCGGCTCAGGGCTTCCTGATACGTTTCCCGCCATTGCTCCGGTGCAACCAGCAGTGCGTTGGTAGCGCCATAGCCGAGGTATTCGGCCAGCTTGGGATGCTTGGCAAATATCTCCAGAGCCTTTTTGCCCTTGGCAAAGGCAGAGATTCCTTTGCCTGCAGCACCGCCCATAATAAAGAAGGGTATCTGGGGGATGGACTGGAGGGTGGTTCCGATAATGGATTCAGCCGAAGCACCGAACCCTTCTTTCATGCCGATGGGATTGCCTTCTTCATCGTAATCAAAGAAGGTCTTCTGTTGTTCACGCCGGTAGGCTTCCGGCTTCATTTCTTCTGCTGCATCAATACCACGCTGGAAGAAATCAATCGCCGGTTGAGTGGCTTTTTCAATCGGGTCTTCGCCGGGGATCAGTTGCCGTGCCAGCCAGTTGACCGTACCGGGAATGGTTTGGCCTGCCCGCATAACACCCTGCAGGCCGAAGTCGATGGCTGCACCCTTGGCAAACTCACCCCACGTTGTTTCACCGTCAGGTCTGTCGCCTTCTTTTTCCATCAGATGCGACACCACGTCAGAATAATCAAGTCCGGCACCCAGAGCGCCAGCTAAGTTGTACTTATTTTTTCCTGCAAGGTGTTCGGCTATGTCCTGATCAGACAATCCCGCATTTCTTGCGCCTGTGATGTCATACGGCACTGTGATTAACCTCAGTCAAACTGCGCTGCAAGGGCCGCTCTTTCTTCAGGAGTCATTCCGCTCCCACCACCTGCGCCACTCCCACCACCTGCGCCTTGGATTATCTTACCTCCGGCACGTATTATCGACAGGGCCGTATTCTGTTCCTCCAGCGCCTTATAGTCTTCTGGGCTGTACATGTTTCGATCAATCCCAGACATCAGGGTTTTGTAATACGTTGCCGTGAGTTTATCAAAATTACGTCGGTTCAGACCGTCCAACTTCAGTATATCTGCTTTTATTCTGGCTGCCTGATAGTTGAGTTTCTGCTGGGTATCCGCACTTTGAACCTCCAGCAAACCGGCCTTACTCAGGATTTCAATATCCCGATCCAGATTGTCATTTTCAGCCTTGTATGTTGCGGCTCGTCCCTGCGCATCAATCTCTCTGGCCCGTTCACGACCTGACATGCCCGCCGTGGCCGCTCTGGAGATGCCACCTGACAAGTCACCAGCAGCAATACCAGAACCCAACTGCATCAGCGCCATTGCACCGGCATCCTTATACTGTTGGTTGATCAGGTCTTCATAATTCGGGGCGGTCGGTTTCGGCCTGTCCATCAACCCGGCAAGTCGATTCTGGAAGCTCGCATCAACACTGGCGATACCCCCTTCAACCTCCGGTGGATGCGGCCCAATTTTTCTGGTGTCTGGCGGTCCCTGCGGGGGCGGGGGCGGCTTATGTTTGGTTGGCCCCTGAGTTGCCTGATCATTAAGGGCTTGATTTTGTGGGCTTCCGTAAAATTCAATTTCTTCACGGGTTAATGAATCGACAGCATTTGGTGACCAGCCAGCTTCAAGCAGTCTGTTACGTCCGTTTTCATACTTTGTGGCTGAATTAGTAGCGACTGTTCCTTGGCCTATTGACTCTCTTTTCACTGACTCCGGCGTTCCGTACCCACCTTGAATTAGCGAACTGCCCGATATGACATTCCAGACATCTTCATCTGTGATGCCAAGTTCTTTTTCGGCGGCACTATTGAGTCTACCGAAGGCGTTTTTTATCTCGCCCTGTATTTTACCTTGTGGTGTTTGTTCAGATGTCCACTTACGTTCCAGATTCCCATCCACCGGTACATCTGCGATCCCGCCAGACACAGGCTGTCCACCAAGGTTCGTGGTGGGTGTTCTGGTGACCTGCGGGGCTTCGCTGCCGCCTAGCCACATGTAGGATTCACCTTCTGGCGAAGTTCCGCCATAACCCATTTCAAGATCACCATTTACCGGCAGACCGGCCAGTCCTTCTGGCCTGTCAGCAGTGGTGATCATCCGCCCATCAGAGTCGAACTGAAGGTCATCAAATCCCTTCATCGGGGTCTTGGTTCCGCCTCGTGGATATGTTTCTGACACACCCATACCCGTATATTCTTGTTCCACCTTAGATTCATCAGCTATGGGTAGTGTTCCTTCAAACATCATGTCAACAGCTTGCTGATCGGTCACTCCCGGCGGCACCATAACTGTGTAGTTGTACCCATTGTGGGGGAACGTAAACGCCCGAGGAACGCCACCACCGTCCTGCATCCGAACCACCCCACCACGCGCCATCTGCTGTGGTGGCATCTGCTGCTGCGGCCCAGCCTGTTGCTGTTGGCGGGGATCAGGTGGTGGTGGTGCAAAGCCCTGTTGCATGCCGGGTTGGTTCTGTGGATTGGCTGATGCAATACCGGCCTGCATAATCTGGTCGGTTATGGTCCCATTTGACTGCTCACCCTCTGACTGGGTACGCTTGCGCATGTCCGTTCGACGCTGAATCTCCGATACCAGAAGATACTGAGGAAGCTGTCCTGTAGGTTGCTTTACCTCGGAGAACAAACGCTCGTCTGGCAACCCTTTGATAGTGTCTTCAAGCTGGAGAATGTTCATTTTGTAGTACTCGTTTTGTTGAAGGCGTTATAAGCACCAACCCCGACAATACCATTGCCAATGAACTGCTCTGCGGTACTTGGCCGTGGTCCGTAAATGGATGAGGTTGACCCCGGTGTTATAGGTAGTCCGTTCAGCAGACTACTGTACAGATTAAGTTGCTCTCCACCATAAGCCTGTTGACGCATCCAGTCCTGATAGCCGGTATCGAGACCGGATTGCAACATACGCCGTTCGCCCTCGCCAATACTGCTCAGCAGGCCCAGACGTTCCAGTTCCATACCCTGTCTTTGGGCTGCAAAATCGCCCAGCATGCCAGCACCAGCCAGTTGATTCTGCTGCTGTGCCAGCATCATCTGATCTTTTCCTAGCTGGGACTGCAGGCGAAGGTCCGCGCTTCTCAGACCAACATCAGCACCGAACTGCCGGTCCTGCATGTTCATGCCCCATTGACTCTGTGTCATCTGTTCCTGCGCAATACGTGAAGCCTCTTCCAAAGAGAAGCCCTGTTGCACCAATTCAGCCGCCTTCTGGCGAGCCTGTTCATTCATGCCGAACTGCGATTGCGACAACTGCTCCTGCGCTATGCGGGAGGCTTCCTGTGCGGAGAAGCCTTGCTGCACCAGCTCTGCCTGACGCTGCCTGAACTGTTCATTCATACCGAACTGGGATTGCCCGAACTGTTCCAGTTGTGCCCGCGCTGCCCGATCTGCCTCAAACGACTGCTTGGCATCGGAAAACGATGCCTGTAAGCCCTGTGCCTGAATGTCACCCATCTGCTGCATCACATCACGCTCATTGTTGGAACGCATGATGGCTTCACGGTAACCGCCCAGACTGCCGGTCCCTGCCGAGTCCAGACCGATGTTCTTGTTGCGGATGTCCGCATCACGGCCCGCTTCGCGCTTCTGGATGTCCACCACGTTCTGCATGTACGGGCTGGAGTACTTGGCCAGCATTTCAGCATCAGCCAGTGATCCGGGGTCAAAGCCGACCTGACGGGAACCTGCATTATAATTTGCGCCATCACCCATCTGACCAGCTACATACTGGGATTCTCTGGAGTTGGGGTCGTAATAAGCGTCACCGCCCAGTGAACCCGCTTGGAAATTCGATCTCCTGCTGTTCGCCCCATAACCCTGACTGAAATCAGTCATGTCGTTGTTACTGTCGAATGGCTGACCTGCACTGTAAGCCATCTGGCCAGCCTGATTCAGTTCCTCTGGGGTTCCACTTACGCCAAGCTGAATCCCTCTGGACATAGCCTCCTGCTCGGCAGGCGAGAAATAGGCCAAGCGGTCACCCGTATAGGACTCATAGGGCTTGGAAGTTTCAGCCCCGGCCCGAGACAACATGTCTTCCAGATAGGGCCGCGCCCATTCAGGTAAGTTGGAGGTAGTCTGATTAACTTCCGAATAGGTATCTTTTGCTCCACCACCACCACACATAAGAGTAATCCTCTATAATTTTCTGTAAAAAAGATTTGTCGGCCACATACGCTCATGACCTAATTTTTCCATGTATTCAGATACAGGTGCGTTACTGTTTGACGCTATAAAATATCCATGCACTGACCGGTCATTCATGATTGAAGCAACCGCGTTCAGAGCAATCAGTGTGTCTCTGACTTTCATCTCTGTCGTGCTGTGCCAACCAACCACAAGAGGAAGAGACGCTATGTTGTACGCCCCGACTATTTGGTTGTCTTTGACAATCACATGCGATGGGATTCGCATCATGTCGTTGTCATCAATAGCCGCCTGAACAGCGGCCTTCTGCTCTTCTATGGAACGAACCTTTCTGACAATTGGATAACTCATGGCAGCTTTTTCTTGACGGTGAATCCAACAGTTCTATACCCATACTCGTGCAGTTTCTTTTCTAACTTGTCACCATGCGCCAAGGTACTGGTGGCGAGGCATGTCTCCACAGCGCCCCTTTCAATTGCCCATGCTTCAAAGGCAGAGATCAATCTGGGTAAAACGGTTTTTGCCAGATATCTGTACTCTGGAAGGATTCCAAAGGCCATATCACGAGCAAACCTTTCGTGCGAAAAGTAATATTCCTGAATATCCCCAAAAAGTGCGCCAACAACTTCATCATCCTTCTCCACTATGAACCCGACATAATCAGGGTCTTCAATTATCGTTACAAAAAGGCTAACCACTTTGTCTTGATCAAACCCGCATCCCGCAAAATCGCTGTTTTCTTGCAGCCATTTACCAAGGCCGACAAACGCACGGCCATCTTTTTTTTCAAAAGGCCGAACAACAATATTATCCATAATGTGTACCCCGTCACTCCTCACTGAAAATCTTTTCATAAGTCACATGTGACCGGACGTACTGGTGCCGTTTAAACATGGGCCAGAAACCAAAGCGGGCTACCGCTTCAATTCCGTCACAACCGACTTTCTTGGCATGGGTTTCAATCATGGCTAACAGGTCATCATTCCATTCGTCATACCCACTGCCGCCCAGAAACTGGATCGCCAGCATTGAGCAGTTTGGATACGTGACCCTCTGGGTGGTCAGGGCGAGAACGATCTTGTTCTCATCGTAGCCCACCCATAGTTCCTGTCCGCCGGTATACAGCGCATGGAACAGCGCCTGAATTGTCCAGCGTCCGTCTGAACGATCTACCGCTGGCCGTAACAAGTCAGAAACAGTGGCCCAGATTTCAGGTAGATGAACCGGCAGGATCGCTGAAAAGGTCAACTTGTTGGAAGTTGAAACCGCAGCGAGTTTATTCATTTAGGCATCATGCTTCTGGCGTTAACCGCCCCCGGCTGGGACATGATTCCACCCTGTCGCGCTTGGCGTACATTGTTCATCATCTGATCCAGTTCCTGCGCCCCTGAATCGCTGCTGCCATCTCCGAGTCCGGAGACTACGTCCGCAGGCACAATATACTCGCCGGGAGACACCGCTACCGGCTGATTGCCACCAATAGTGCCCATAACCTGATCATCCATGCCTCCACCCGGCCCCTGAACCATTCCTTGGGTCTGTGATCCCGGCTGAATGGACTGCAGGATCATCTCCCGAATCGCAGCAAAGACTTCCGGTCCATACTTCTGAACGAACATTTCAACGATCTGGTCTGGCTGGTCTGCCTGACCAGTCAGTGCTTGTGCCAGCATCTGTACATCTTCTGGCGCAGGCTGACCCTGTGGTTGCTGTTGCGGCTGTGAAAACTCGGTTGGAACATCGGCAATACCACCACCAGCAATCGGCATGCTTCCTGATGACGAGTTAAGCATAACCTCGCCGCCACCGGCTTTTTCCTGCACTGGCAGGACATTTTTGAAGTACGGCTCACTGGGATTGAAATTCGCACTGGATGAAGGGAACCCTGCGTACTTTTGAACCCACTGTTCCGGACCACCGGAACCTGCCGGTACTTGGACGTTTTCAGGATCAAGCTGGTTGTAGCGGAACTCAGGATTAAACCCCGGAATCCAACCGGCTGGTGGGGCTACCGGAACACCCGGATTCAATCCGCGCTGAATAGTGACCGGATCGATTCCAGTATAAGCGTCGTATCCAGTAGCGGCTGGCTGGAAGTTTGGATTATCTGGGTTATTGTGCCGGTAATCCACACCCCTATAGGTGTTGTAGCGGCCCCTGCTGCTTCCGCCTTCTGTAGGTCCACCCCGCGCATAACCAACTGGGGGAGGCGTGTTCCTGCTCATCATGGTTCGATAAGGACTGGCTCCTGTCCGGGCATTCGGCTGAGAGTCCCGATAACTGCCCTGCAGGTTGGAATAGGCCCGACTCATGTCTGCATCCCTGTCACCCTGAAGTTCTTTGGCCTGCTTGTCCCATTTATCTTCCCGATCAAACTGCGCCAACTGTCCTGCACCGATACCCATCGGCAACATGTGACTGGTCTTCATCATTTCGCCAGTGAAGCCGCTACCTTCTTTGAAGGGCGCTTTCATGTTCGCCGCCCACTGTTCTCCGAACGTGGCTTTCTGGGATAGCGCATTGTCGATACCTGTTGCGAGAGAGTCTTCCATCACGCTGGTGGCTGGGCTGGCAAGTGCTGTTTCCGGCGCTGTTGCCAACGCTTGAGAAACATTTATCCCTTCAGGCAGCACGGCAGAACTGAATCCCTCCACCGCAAGGTCAGCAGGGGGAACAGCGGCATTCGCTGCACCACCCGCTCCGGCCACTGCCGCACCCATGCCTGCGCCCATGATGCCGGAAGCCAGACCGCGTTTCAGATCGCCCGTGATCGCGGTAGTCGCCATACCAGAGGCTGCGCCACCGGCAATCGCCGCAGTAACTGCACTGGCACCCAGAGCGCCTGCAGCAGCGGTGCCGCCATAACTGGCCAGCAACGGGATCAGCAGTGGCAGGAATGCCTCCGGCTGTCCGGTCACGGGGTTGGTGGTCAGCTTGCCGCCGGGGACCAGCGAGGCAATGCCCTGTAACTCGATCTCATTAACATGAATGAGTCTCGTATCGCCGAACCTACCGTATTTGGCCAGTTCGTCAGCAATGTGTTTTGCGGGGTATTGGTTCATGATTTCATCCTAGCTGGTCTCAACTCCAAATAAATTAAACGACAGGCCGGTGGCACTGGCGTACACGGTAACAACATCGGTTGGCCCCAGAGTCATGCCCAGTATCGACGCAAACGTACTGTTGGCAGCAAGGGCTTGGTCATAATAAATATATTGTTTGGTGGTCAGGGTTTCGCCAGCTTTTCGTATTGCCACACGAAAGGTCGCCGCACTGCCGCTTGTATTACAAACCACCAGCGAACTGGTCGTGGTCTGAGCCGTTGCCGGGACCGTATACAGGGTCTCTGCGGTAGTCGCTGCCGCTGCCAGTTGGTCCAGAACTTTTAAAGTATCAGTCACTTTTCGCTCCCATCAGCAGGAACTGGTGCCTGCGCAGCGTATTGGAGGCTTCAGAATCAAGCTGTGAACGGTTCTGGATGATATCCGAACGTAAATCCTGAATCGCTTGTTCAATGGCACGTCTGGCCATCTGCTCGTTCATCTGCTCGTACTGCTGCAGTGGCTGGGGCAATGATATGGTTTCGGGTGATCTCATCGTCTTCCGTCCGTTCTCATGTCAAAGCGAAAATCTCCCATGGTCCAGCCATAGCCCGTTCCAGTGCCTTCAATTCGTACCGCAATCTCCCGCGCCCTGACCCTGACATGTGACTGCTTGGTGTTCGCTGTCACCACCTTGGTGACCTTGGTGGTCAGGTCTTGTTGCGGGAATATGTTGCCCTTGATGCTGATGTTGAAGTTCGCGTTGTTCTCGGTCCCCTCGATCCGGAAATCCGGCAGGAACCGTTTGACAAACATCAGCGAGTTACCGTCTTCCAGCGGAATCGTTCCTGACTCCAGATATTCACCCATCGCCGCACCATCTGCATCGTAACCGGATTCATGGTTATACAGGTAGTTCACACCCGTGCTGTTATTGGTGCTGGCAACTGGGTAACTGCGGCTGGGTGCCAGTGCCCACGCGCCCCGTGACAGGGTTCCGGTCGTCCAGATCAATTCGGTGTAGTTGAAGGTGACATAGCGGGTCACTTCATTAGTCTCCGCTGGATAAAACCAAGTCACCTCCGAAAAGGCCGGATTGTTGATCGCAAAAACCTTGTAATACTGTTCTTTGTTGATGTTGTTGAAGACATGATCCAGCACATCACAGACCAGACGGGTAACCGATCCTTGGTACACGTAGAACCCTTCAGAACCCATGAAGAACACCGCATCACCCGCGCTGACTGCGGCACCGGGTGAAACCACCGTCACATTCTCACCGATCACTGCGAACTGGTACACGTAGGGTGCGCCCGCATAGCGCATGGAATGAATCGAAGTGTCTGTAAAGATCAGGATTTCCTGCCGCGTCTTGACTCCACCGATGATCTGGGTGCCGGAAGACAGAACCTGACCACCTGCACTGTTGATGGCTGTTGGTGACCAGTCACCCGCATCTTCCTGATCCGACCAGCGAATCAGCAGGGGGTCAATGGATGCTTCCCCCAAAGGGTTTACGCCCAGACAAATAACATGTCGATCAACCGGTGAGGTCAGAACCTGTAATGCCGCTGTCGGTGCGTCAGATGCGGTTGGTAGGTCTGTTAACGGAATGGCACGAACCGTTACCCCATCGCTTTCATCCCAGAAGTAAACACCTCCGCCACGCGGATTGATGATCAGGTCATCAGCAAATGCGTCCTGACTCCAGAGCCGCAACTGGCCCCCAAAGTTAACATTGACTGAACCATTCCATGGCATTTCGCCATAGGTTCCCGCTCCGTAACCTACCGAACCGACATACGTGTTTGTACCTACACTGAGCTGGTAATAACCAACCGCTATAGTGCCGCCAGTGAGCGAATCATCGCCATTAGCAGTAACCGTGGCACCCGCCGCATCCAGCGCAATGAACTCGTAGTTGTTGGAATCCACAATATTGGATATCTGGTAACCAACCCAGCCAGCTTCAGTATGATTCAGCACTTCAGCGGTAATCAAGCCACCCAAACCTTCCGCATCAGAAAAGCTGACATAGTCGCCCAGCAGCGCACCGTGGGTGGTATCGGTTACGGTGATGGTAGAGAAACCATTGGATGCCGCAAACGTAACATCGCCTATTCCTGTCGTGAACCGCAGGGGCGTGACATCGTAATATTCACCACCCGTTTCCACGTAAAATTTCAGGCTGGTTCCAATCCCCAGATACTTCAGCGAGGCTGCCGTACCCCAGTCCAGAATTGTTCTTGGAACGCCCAGTAACGAGCCAGCAGCATACTTGACCCAGCCACCGATCTTTTCCGGCTTACCTTTACGGAACCTGATCTTGTCCCCGTCCCACCACTTGGCCCCGGTAGAGAACTGGGTTCCTTCCTTGCTGAAGCCGGGAAGGAAGTTGGTTTTGATCAGAGGCACGTTAGTTGCTCCAGATCACCGTGGTGTAGTTGGTGCCGGAAATACGCTGGATGATGTAGGTCAGCACCTGTGTGACACTGGCTGCGGTGGTGTATGAACCCACCGACCGGTAACTGCCCAGACCGGAGATGGTTATCGTACCGGGGGTTGCTCCGTTCCACAGGACAATCTGGCCTTCCTTATGGTAAGTAACGCCCAGATCAGCATCAGCGACTGAAGGTACGTTGCTGAAAGTCAGCGTGATGCTGCCATTGAAGGCGACATGGTGCCGGTTGTAACTGCCCACATCGATGGCCACCGAGTTGTTCAGAGCATGGACCAGTTCACCCGCCAGCTTCAGGCTGCTGGTGACGGTCTCGGTCGCCGTTACAACGGATGTTACGGTAGAGCTGGGCGCACCTTCACCGCTGAAGCGCAGCAAGTATGTATCGCCATCAGCAATTACGAAATCGCGAGCCGCATCATAGGTTCCTTGAAAGACATACAGGGCATAGCCTGTACTGTTTTTGATGTAACCCATCTTTTTACTGGTCTCTGGTGTGAACCGCACATAAACGTCACCCGAGAGACCACCACCATCGGTGAACTCAATGTACATGTTGCGCCCGTCCGAAAGCTCCGTTTGGATGGTCGTATTATTCACCTTGACTTCGTTTGGCGCACCGGTAGTTCCATTTCCGGACAGGGCAACGGAAGCATATCCGCTGATTGCTTGATCCAATTTATCAAAATTAAGATTGAGCGTGTCGCCCCATGCCCCGGCCTGTTCACCGGAACCGGGCTTTTCAAAACCGAGACTTACTGTGTAATCACTTGACATGATGTTTCCTCATTGATCCTAACTGCAGGACGTTCCTTCACGCCACGCAACCTTTTCTGTTGGGGTAATTTCTGTCCACTGCTCTATGCTTGAGTTGCCAGTATTTTGGCCTTCTGCATGCCAGCCATCTGCCGTATGATTGACCGAATCATCGACGGTGAAATGATTGGCATCGGCGGTCCAGCCAAGGGTGGCCAGATCAGCCCATGATGCAACTTGAGATGGGGTCAGCTCCATCCATGCCGCCTGCTGTGACGGCTGGTCTATGCACAGCGGATACCGGTCAATAATACCCACATAGCCGGTCGCGCCAACGCCCGTGACACTTACAACTTCAAATCCGGCAAGAACATTGACATCACCGACCGCACCCGTTGCCGCAACGCCCGTAATCGTAACGACTACAGACGTGAGTATCGAAGGTGTTCCGACAGCCGCATTAGCCAGTAAGCTGTCGGCGAGTACGTTCGCTTTGGCAGAGACTGTTGCTGTACCAACAGCCCCTGTGGCAGATACACCAGTAACCGAAACATTAGCCCCGACAGCCTCAATTACGGTGACTGAACCAACCGATCCTGTGGCGGCAACGCCAGTAACAGAGAAACTGACACTGACCCCTTCAACTACCGTAACTGAACCAACCGATCCTGTGGCGGCAACGCCACTGGTCGTTACATTGCCCAGACCTACAAGGACTGGGGCACCGACTGAAGCTGTTGCAGATACACCGGCTGGAAGGATGTTTGCATCACCGGTTTCGGTGGCACTTCCAACGGCTGATGTGGCCGCCACGCCAGATACTGACATGTTGGCAGCGGCATCTACAGTTACGCTGCCGACCGATCCGGTCGCTTCTACACCAGTAACGGTAACCGTCTTGGCTTCAGCAACAGCGACATTACCAACTGATCCAGTGGCGGCTACACCGGTCACCGTGACGTTACCGATTCCGGTAACCGTTGGTGCGCCTACGGCGCTGGTCGCAGAAACGCCGCTAACTCCGACCGTGACCGCTCCGGAAGTGGCTACCGATACATTCCCCGCCAGACCGGAGGCAGTGACTCCAACAGGCTGTACCACCGCTTTGCCGGTAACCGTGGTCGTACCAACAGCTGATGCCGCCGAAACACCCGTGACCGCAACGTCTCGATGTACTGCAACCGTGGCTGTACCGACAGCAGAGGCTGCACTGACCCCTGTGGGCTGCACGACCGCTTTCGCTTCTACCGTGACAGCACCAACTTCTGAGGATGCGCTAACGCCGGTAACAGCGACATCACTGGCAGCAAGAACTGTTGGTGTGCCAACTTCAGAAACCGCAGAGACTCCGGCTGGCTGAACGATTGCTTTTCCAACAACCGTCACCGTACCAACCGCTGATGCTGCAGAGACTCCGGTAGGCTGAACAACTGCTTTACCGGTAATTGTTGCTGTTCCAACGGAAGCCGCTGAAGCAATGCCAGAAACCGTTACAACAGCGGGTAAAGAAACGGTGACATCACCAATAGAGCCGGTGGCCGATATTCCGTCCGGTACAACCACCGCCTTGCCGGACACGGTAACCGTGCCGACTGCACTGGTCGCGGATACCCCCGCAGGCGTAACCGTTACCCCTGCTGCACCGGGGTTGTCTACATGCCATCCGTCCGCCGTGTGATAGCTGGCATCATCGACGGTGAAGTGGTCTGCGTCTGCCGTCCAGCCCACCTGCGCAATGGCTGTACCGACAGCGGCTGTTGCTGACACGCCAGCAGGAGTAACTACCGCTTTACCTGATTCTGTAGTACTGCCTACCGATCCTGTAGCCGCTACCCCGGTTGGTGTGACGGTCTTGAACACACCAACCGCAGGGGTTCCTACCGCCGAAGCCGCGCTGACACCTGTTGGTGTAACCGTGACCGCTACCGAAGGGGTGTAAGTGACATCCCAAGCGATTGCGCCAAATTCTACATTGCGCAGATTCGGGCCGCCACCGGCCTTGGTTGAGACGCAATAAATCTCGACCCCAGTACCACTGATCGCGCTAAGCAACGAAGCGTTCCATGTACCGCTGATTAACTGACCGGCAGTGCCGGTAGTCGGCCCAACTGTGATGGTGGTCGAGGCGATGACCGTCGCAAGATTAGAGCCACCCCCGGTTTCGCGCAAGTAAACCACGATGGCCGGGTCGCTGCCGCCGGTAGCATCCTTGCGTACCCACAAGCGGAAGGTTTGCAGCCCCGCGCCGGGTGTCAGAAGATCGGTCGGGGTCGGAAAGCTGGCCCTTAATATGCTGTTACTGGCAGTGGTTGTAACCCACAGCGAGTCGGCTGAACCGGGGTCGTCATCAATGTTGGTGTACGCGCCCGTCAATCCCGTAAGGGAATAGACTACGCCATCAATATATTTGGTTTCTGTTGCCATGCTACCTGCTCGGATTCATCTGGCGCACCAGCGGGGCTAAACGGCAGGTAGCCATGACTTACAGCAAATTCTTGAGTGCGGTCTTGAACTGCGCCTTGGTGATGTTGCCCAATCCCTCCAGTGTACGGATACGGTTTTCGTGGCTGTAGAACACTTCAAACAGCAGCCTTACAGGTAACTTGTCAGACAGACTATCCTTGAACGCATCCAGAATAGCAGCGGGTATTGGGGTCAGGTCAAGCTGGGCCATGATTCTGCCCAGTTCAATCTCGCTATCCACCGGACTTGGCGCGTTGGCCCCATCCTGCCATTCCCGATAATTGGCATCTTCCTTACGCTGATTGACTTCCTGCCAGCGGGCATAGGAGTCCGTGGCATCCTGTGTCAGCAGCCAATCTTCAAAGGTGAACTCGACGTTCGGATCACGCGGAGGATCGGTGGGCAGCAGGTAATCAGCCAGTGCCTGTCCGGCTTCCCACTCGGCCTGTGTCGGTACCGGCAGCGGGACATAGGTTCCATTGTCCAGCCATGCAACATAAGTCGGATCAGTGACCGGAACATAGTCGCCAGCGGCACTGGAATAGACTTCAGTAGTTGATCCGGCAACGACCCAGTAATGATTGGATAATCCTGTGCTACGTTTTTTCATAAATACAACCCTGCGGTAATTGTGTTGTAGTCGGTTCCACCACCTGCCGCATTACCGGGGAAGAAGGTGGATGACCCACCTGTACCGCTTATGATACCACCAACCTCTGCGGCATACCTTTGACCCGTAATCGTACCCCCGGTGTAAGTCGTTGTTCCACAAAAAGCGTAAGCACCGTCATACATAACTATGAAGGTGGTGAACGCCAAGGTTCCAGACATCGTGACCGTTCTGCCTATGCAGTAATAGCCAGAGGTTCCATCTGCATTAATGTGGTAGGTTGCAGCACCTGTAATACTGTAGTTTGCGGTCATGGACAATGACGCATCATATAGGTCTATGTGTGCATAAGAGCAAGCCCCAAACTCAACCGCGCCGACATGCACCAAAGCCCCGTTTCCAACAGATAATCCGCTGCCTGCTGAAGAAACAAACTTAAATCCTTCAATTTTTCCATAAATGTTTGCACCGAAAGCGGTAAAACAATCCGCAGAAGTTGAAATAACGCAGTTGCTAGGCGTAGTGGTGTCGCCCTTAATAATAAAGTCATTAGTGTCAGCTAGACCATTAGTGGGATACAGCACTATTCCTGCCGTGTATGTCCCTGCACCGACCTGAATGGTCACGGTATAGCCTCTGCCATCAATGGTAGTACACACCACATCCACCGCTCTCTGGATAGTCAGGAACGCACCGCCAGCTGAATTAACCAGTCCGGTATTGGTATCCACTCCATCGGTACGGACGTAGTAGGTACGGTTAGCCGTCAGCGGTTCACGGTAGTTGCTGATACCGTTGTACATGCCCTGATCTATGACATTTCCAGCAACAGTGCCGGGAAAATGGTTTGCTCCACCCGTTGTTTCAATTGTGCCGTTTTCCCAACAGGCATAACGCTGTCCGGTAACCACACCCGTGTAGGTAGTTCCGCTATAGATGTAACCCTTGCCAGTCGCTCTGGCAAAAAAACCAATTGCTGGACTTCCCGTTATAGTGCAGGTTCCAGCATTACTGACGATGTTTCCCCTTGCACACAACATATGCTCATCGGCAGCGCCAGTAATTTCATAATTACTATTGAGTGCCGTTACCGAGCCTTCCGCAGCATTGTAGATATGGTATAACGCACATGCGCCAAACCTGATCGCGGTATTCAATGAGATATGGCCTCCGGAGTTTTGGATGCAAAACCCAGATGTTGTTGTGCGAAACTCAAATCCAGACAAGATCAATGGGTGACCACCCATAGAGCCACCGTTACCATAGGTAACGCAGTTGGCGCTTGTTGTAGAAATGATGCAGTTGGCAGGAGTCGTAGTATTTCCTGTTATGTACATTTCCTTAGGCAAAGACCGCTGCACGTTAATCCCTGCCGTGTAGGTTCCATCGGCTACATTAACAGTTACCACATAACCGCGCTGGTCAAGCGTGTCTAAGGTCACATCTACTGCTTTCTGAATGGTCAGGAACGCACCACCCGCGCTGTCGGTCAGGCCGTCGTTGGTGGAATCATTACCGTCCGTCCTGACGTAGTAGGTGCGGTTGGCCGTCAGCGGTTCACGGATCGCCTCGATCCCCGCTTTGAAGTTTGCCTCGTTGGCGTTGACCGCCTGAAATGCCACCCGCGCAGAATCGCCCGTGTTGTCACCGGGCGTGGTTCCTACATCAACGGGAGTTACTGTGATGGTGGTAGCCATTACGCGATCCTGATGATCGCAGTGCCGGTTGCTGCTACGGGGAACTGGACGGTAAAATCACCCGCTGTCGCGGTCTTGACCCCACCGAAATCAAGTACAGCCACTGCTGCATCGGTTGCGTGGGTGTTGTTGTAAATCAATGCGCCATACGCACTGAACGTCGCCGTGGACCAGACCGCATCATCAAAGTCGGTAATCCCCTGAGTACCATTCAGGGTTGGGGTGACATTAACCAAGGTCTTGCCGGGGCGGGAATAGTTGCCCGTGGCATCGGCCAATTCACCAGTTGCCGTATACACCGCTGTAGTGGCGGTCAGGGTTGCTGAATTGTCGTACAAAGCCATGGTGAACGTGTGTCCCGTACCATTGGTGAAGTCATGCTCTGCTGCCAAAATCTCACGCTTGAATGTATCGCACATTGCGGTAACTGTAAAAGCCATTATCTGTCTCCTGTCAAAGTTAAAAGTAGTGCCGCCATTTCCCTTTCACCTTGCCGACTCAGCAGGTTGTACAGGGTAGTTCTGTCACTTTTGATTGCCTGTGCGATGTAATGAATCAGCACTTGGCGAATGTCGTCTTTAAAGGCAATAGCCTGATCCTTGAGGATCGAGTTACTGTTGTCCGCTACGTGAATAATTCGCTCCAAGCATCGATCTGCCCAGTGTTCAATAGGTAGTCCACGTCCGCTGGTTGTAGTTACTGTGACCGTACCTAACTGGACGGTCGAGCCATTTGTTTGAATCACAAAAATACCTCTCTTATTGGATGCGCAGGATGGCGTTGATGGCATCTGCGGTAGGCATACGGATCACAAAGTCCCGGTAATCCGGCCCAATGGCTGACGATGTCCGGTCCAAACCAAAATCAAGCACCATGACTGCATTGGTGGTGCCAGTCCCGCCCCAAGCCGTCGTGTTGTAAATCAATGCGCCCCTTGTAACAAAGGTTGCAAACTCGATAATCAGGTCGGCAAAACCCGCAAAAGCCACCTTGCCTGACCCTGACAAGGCAGGAACAACCGAAGTCAGGGTATATCCACCCGCCGTATAACCGGTTCCACTGACCTCGCCAGCGGTGGTGTAATCTGTGGTTGCAGCATTCAGGGTGGCGGCTGACGTGTACAGCGCCAGTTTGAACACATGAGTGCGGTGATCATGCGCAGCTTCCATAAGCTCACGCCGGTAACTGTCACAAATGGTGTTTCCGGTAAATGCCATCAGCCTGCCCTGTAACTGTCGGTACGGTTATAGCCTTCCGCCAGCAACTTCAACTTGCCCAGCGCCTCGGTGTAGTCGGTGCGATAACGCTGCATCATATCCGGATCGCCCTTCACAAAGTTATCACTCTCTACCAGACATCCATACAACAGACAGGCTTCGGCATTGGTACCAAGCCAACTGGTGCCTGCAGTGACAATCGACTCGGGCCGGTAAAAGTAATGCAATTCCGCGTTGTAACCGGTGGCCGGAGTCGGGGCCAGAATGAAGAACTCATCATCAAAGATGCCGTAATATTTCGGTACACCCGTATCAGCGACCAGCGGATAGGCAGCACGAATGAAATGCACGTCCTTGAAGATCAGGAACTGGTAACCGCTGTCAATCACCGCCAGTGAATACGGGGCCAGAAAATCAGCCGGGATACTCAGGTACTGGTCGTTACCGGTGGTGCTGCCGGTCACGTTCTTGCGGAAAACCGGATGCTGGACTTCCTTCAGGATGCGGTCTTCGGCCTGCTGGACAATAATCGGTATCTGGTCAACGAAAGTGTCTTCGTCGGTCTCGATATAGTCCTGCAAAGCCTGTGTGAGTTGTGTGTAATTGAGCGCCATCAGTCCTCTCCTGTCCAGAAATGAACAGCGTATTCAATAGTGACGCTGCCCATTACACATGACATGTCAAGACCAAGTGTCCGGCTGCCCAGTTCGGTGATCCCGCCACCTACCGGGTTCCATGCCCACAGGGCGCGGCTTTCGGTCAAGCTCTGGTCAGGGCGGGGATTGCGCAGGGACTGTGGATCGTTGGCATCAACTTCACCCAGCCGCAGTTGGGGGTGATCTATGTCCACCATGTCCCTGCCAACCAACAAACCCGTTGGTACCCGGTTTTTATACTGGGGGACGAGGTCTTTCAGGGGATAACGAAAACCTGTTCGGTCACAATATCCGAAAGCCTTACTGCCCTTTGCGAAAGTACTCAATAGCCACCTCCCGGCCTTAGATACCAAGAAGCCTTCTCGCGTACCGAATCTGCCGCCAGATTCCATTGCTCGTCATAGACCGCCTTCAGCCCTTCGCTGCGAGCGGAGGCCTCTGGAAGTTTGAGTGACAGGTAATAGGCCAGCCCTGCCGTCAGTGCAGGCAGGTGACGTGTCGGAACATCCAGTGTGGCTGCACCAGATGCCCCAGCATCCTCTATTTGTTTCATATAGTAGTAGACAAAGGTATAAGACTGGGATGCGTCAGGCACCGGCCACAGGTTGACCGTGATACCACTGGAAGTGCGGGACAGCCAATACTGAATCGGCCTGCCGGTGGAGTTTTTATTGGTTTGCTGGGCAAAGGTGCTGATCGATACACGCCGCATGGACAGGTCACTCTGGCTGGTTCCGCTACCGGTGCGCAGCATCGCTTCAATGATATCCAGCTTCTCACCGGTCAGGGCAAAAGAGGCGGTTCCTGCGGTCAGCGCCTGCGAAGCCGAATCAATGGTCCACAGGTTCAGTCCTTTGTTCTGCCATTCCAGCAATAACAAGTTAAGACTACGCCTGCCGGTGCGGTAGTCATAACCGGAACGCAGTTCACTGCCACAGCGTTCAAAGGCTTCTTCCAGCACATCGGCCAGATCGAGATCAAACGTATAAGTTCCGCTGGTTGCCATAATTAACTGTATCCACCTTTTCCGCCGGGATAGTTACCTGACGTGTTACCACCTTTACCGCCATACTGCCCAGTGGGCTGCTGATATGTTCCTGACCCACCTTTGCCGCCATATCCGCCAGCGGGCGGAGCGTTCATCTCCTCAAGAGAAGCCAGCGGCCCCTCTTCATCCGCAGCATGCTGTCCGTAGTACCCCATCTGGGGAGGTTGGCTGGTGCCGCCCTTGCCTGCCGGTGACGTTTGTCCGGTGCCGCCCTTGCCTTGCCCAACCTGACCTACATCAATCTGCGTCAGATCGCCATACGGGGTGTTCGTGGGGTCAAAGTTGTCCCACCAGTTCGTAGCAGCAGGAGCCGCTGGTGATGGTGGTGCAGCAACCGCTGGTGGTGATGCTGCCTGTGTTCTAGGCTGCAGCGCATCAGGGTTATTAGCTATATAGGAGTCCCATTCAGACTGTGGCGCATGCCGGAGATACATTCCATAAGCCTTTACTGCTGCAGGGGTGCCCGACTGTATCTTCCCGTAAGGAGAGTTGAGTATAGGATTCTCATCCACACCGTAATTAAACCCTTCCGGCATCTTCCACCATCCGGAATAAGGGCTTGCCCCCAGCCCTTGGGCCGGATTATAGGCCTGCCGCTCAGAGAGTTTTACCTGCCGCTCATACTCGGCCTGTTGATCCTGCAGGGTCGAGCGGTTTTGACCCATAGGGTCAACCCTTTCTTCAGGGTGATCCAGATAATACTGCCGTTCACGATCATTCAAACGGGTTTGTTCATCCAGCCATGTTGCATCCGCATCCTGTTTCTTCTGCGCTTCTTGCTCCTTTTGGATATCCCAGATATTTTTCCCGGCAAGTTCTGATTCTTCAGTGATTGGATTATAATTAACTGACTTCAGCTCTAATTGGCCCGTTTCCGGGTTGTACCACATACCTGAGTCTGAGTCGAACCAGTCAGGAGTAACAGGATTACCATTTCCATATACAGTCCCACCATTAGGGGCAGGATTTGGAACTCCACCCTCTACTCCGGGCGGATTGGCAGTCCAGACACCATTTAATGGATTAACCCAGCCCAGTTGAGTACCTTCATCCCATTCACCGTCTGTTGCGCTACCCGTCTCATCCTTTCGCGTCTGGAGCGGATTCGCCATCGGATTACCGCTGGTGTCAAACCAGTCTCCGGTCTTCGGGTTGTAATAACCCATCCCGTCCACAAAATTCCAGTCTGGATTGAGTTCTGCGGGTTGAAGAGATGCTGTTGTATCAGTTCCTGCCACGTCAGCCTCCCCGGTAACCGTTACGGCTTCTCAACGGGGTGTAGTCCTGACTTCCTTGATTACCACCCTTACCACCGGAAGGCGGAGCCTGCTGACCCCCTTTGCCACCGGCAGTCGGACTCTGTCCACTGAATTGGGCAGGTGGGGGTGAAGCATTACCACCCTTGCTACCGTAATGTTGCTGGAGTGCCTGTCCAATCTCTTCTGGGCGTGGCATCGGAGCCTGCCTATGAGGTGATGTCTGAGTCGGGAAGCCGCCAACCGGAACTTGATTATCAAAATGTCCACCCGTTGGCCGAAACTCTTCACCAGCTCCACCCGTTGGTGAAGGCTGATACGGTGATGGCTGAATCGTGGGTGTTGGTGGCGGTACAGGCATACTCATACCCCCACCCGTTGGCCGAAACTCTTCACCAGCTCCACCCGTTGGGTAGTACCAGTCGGGGTTGGTTGGCATCGGTGAAGGCGGCATCGGCCCCGGTATCGGACGCGGCATTGGATCAAGTCCACCTGTCTGCAAGGGTGATGGCTGGAACGGACTGCCCGGAGGCCCGTCAGGACGAGGCATTTCACCAAAACGACCGCCGGGACTACCGGCCCAAGGAGGACGATTCGACTGTGGCGGCATCGGAGGCCGCCCCTGTGGGGGCATCGGAGACGGAGGTGTCCACGGGGACGGATAGCTTATCGGCCCTGTCGTCATGGGGGGTTCCCACTGATTGCCAGCCGCTCCGTCATTCATTAATCGGGGGTCTATACGTGAATTAATTGGCATGCTACTGTCCTCGCTTGTTCTTACGCCAGCCACGATTCTTCTTCTGGCTGATAACTGTTAAATTCTTGGAACTCTTATCAGAAGTATTACGATTCTTGTGATGAACATCTCTGCCATCACCCTTGCTGGCCAATCCGGCCTCCACCATCTTACGCCGTGCCATATTACGCTCGGAGCGTCGTTTACGCTGCTCCGGCTTGGCATGGTACGAAGCGTATTCGTGGGCGTAGTTACGTGCCTTGGGCATCAGTCTGTTTTTGCCCCATACCGTGTATCGTGCAGCCCTTCCAGCTTGGAAGAAACCCGCATCAGTTCAGTAATCCATTCTTCGTTGCGAATAATCCGTTCATTGTAAAGATCAGAAACGGCCTTGATGTCTTGGTGAAGTTCAGCTCTAAGGGCAACACCGTCTGCTGGGGTAAAGCGGCTTGATATAACACCCTCCATCAGTTCCTGCATGTGTGTATCTTTAGCAGCTATATTGTCGAGAGTCTTATATACCGGAGTAAAAGCCAGCATCCCGATAGTGGCCAACAACCCGACTGCCGCAATCAACGCTACAATCATGCCCAGCATGTTAGGTCTAGTGCGGTCTACAATCCGGTCCAGTTGGTTGGCGATGTTTTCGACCAGATTAAACAGGCTGCGAATATCTGATTGGGTGGATGCCCCAGAGGTTTCCAGACTGCCCAACCTCTCGGACAGGCTATCAAGCATCTGTTGTTCATGCTCAACCAGTTTGCGGTAACGGTCACCCGAATTTTTATTTTTGCCATTACCATGTTCAGAACGCTGCTGCATCACATCATACCTTGGGCCAGATTCATGGCTATCGAATCGGGTTATAAGAGACGTGAAACTGCAGTTCCGCCGCATTGGTGTAGGAGTCCATCTTCAGGCGGACACCAGTTGCGCCAGCCGCCGCCTGAGTGGCGATGTCGGTGCTGGCATCGGTGCCTGCTGCTGAAACGACAAACCAGTTGGCCGAAACCGAACCCAGACGCAGATCATCGAAGGTTTGTTCCAGATCATACTGGCAGGTTCCGCTCAGTCCAGATACAGCCACCGCAGCCCCGTCATCTGAATAACGGTTAACCGGCACAGTCGGGGATACCAGTTCACCCGTAACCGTGCCAACCCAGACATTGCTGGTGGTATCAATACTCGCCGTGATCGCCGTGACCTGTGAATAATACTTCACCGTGGATACTGGGATAGTGGTAACGCCCGTGACCGTTTCAGTGACCGAATTGCCGTCCTGATCCTTGCCCGTGATGGTAAAAACATTGGTATTGATATCACCGGCACTGTCAAATAACAGCCTGACACCGCCAATGCCATCGGAATAGGTATCGCCAATATCAAACTGGAGCGCCGTACCTGCGTCTGCAAGTGCGCCATTCAATACCAGATTGGGCGTTGTCAGAACCACCACAGCCTGCGATTCAGCGATACCGTTGTCATCCAGATCGGCTGGATCAATATCATATTTCTTTAAACCTGAAGCCATAATATATTCTCCTATTGCCAGCCTTTGACCATACGCCGGATACGGTAATATGCCGCATCCTTTCTTACCGGCTCTTCAGCCGCTTCGGGCTGAACGTCAACCACCGGGGCTTCAACAGCTTTCTCGGGAACGGCCTTCACGGGAACCTTTTTTTCCACTTCGGGAACGGCCTTCTTGGCCGCCTTCTTGGTTACGACTTTCTTGGCTTTTGCCACAATAATTCTCCAGTAAAAAAGGGGCGACCAGCGCCCCTCTGTGATTACGCTCAGGCCGGGATTCCGACCAGTTCAAGCACGAAAATACCTGCCGTGTACTTGGCTGCTGTGCCCGTTGTACCAGTTACAACGTACAGGTAATCATTCGCCCTTGGCAGGTTGGTCAGGGCCGTCTTGGTGGCCACAGCACCGGCTGCCGCCGAACCCTTGGCATACAGGGCTTGTTCATCCAACGCCGCGATGCCATCAGATTCAACAGCCGTACCCACGGTCGCTGAATAGAAGTCGATATCGGTAACGCCACCAGCCGGAGTTTCGTAACAAGCCAGTGTCCCGCCGATCAGAGTGCCGTTTACGGCAGTGGTGATCTGACCCCAGTGACAAACCAGAGCCGTGCCATCAACCCCGATCACATCAAGGTCACTGGTGGACGAGTTAAGCCCGGTCAGGTCCATCAGGACCGTGGTGTAGATCAGACCGCCGATTTGGATCACGTTGGAATTGGCAACCGTGCCAACACCTGTGGTAATACCGGTTCCAGCCGTCATTGTCGTCTGTGTCGCTCCAGTGATATCACCAATAAAACCGTTGGTAGATGTAACTGGGCCTGAAAAAGTTGTGGAACTCATGTTTATTTCCTCTCATACGAGTAGCGAGCCGTCTGTATGAAGTCAGCCGGAACTGTCGGCTTCGCTGGGTTATCCGGGGGGGTGCAATGATCCACGTGGAACCATCGATAAAAGGTGGGGTGAGCGGGGGCCGAAGCCCCCACTCCTTACTGCTTACACGTCAGGATTAAGACGTGCCGGGGCTTCCGTAGATGCCCAGTGGATCGCTGACACCGAAGGAATAACGCTCGCGAGCTTTATAGCGGACGTTTCCTGTGTCAAAATCCCCGTCCATTGACGTTTCCAGCGCAACACGGGTGAAGTGTTTCATGCCGTTAGGCACATCCGTGACGAGGAACCATGCATTGGAATCGGTCAGATAGTGGTTGATGGAATACCCTTCCGGAATTGATCCGTTGTTACGCAGGGCATTGATGTCGTTGTCAGCGGTGCTGACCCGGCCATCCGTTTCCAACAGACGTGTTGCCACGAACTGCAGCGCAGGCGGAACAATCAACTTCCTTGGTCGGGCGGCGATCAGCAGTCCACGCTCGTCGGTGAATGCTGCGATGTTAATCACGGCATCTTCCAGTGAGGTTTCGTTCAGATCAGCGCCAACGGTCGGACGGTTTGAATTGGTTCCTCCATTCACCAACGGGTGAGAGTCAGAAAACAACGCAACACCATCGCCGGAAGCGAAAGCGGTAGTGAACCCACTGTTAAGTGGGAACGCACTTTTCACCTGTTTGGTATACGCCATGCCTCTTGCGAGGGCTTTGGTGTAGCGACCAGACAGGGAGTCATAGAGATTGTCTTCCAGAGCTTCTTCAGTGATGCTGAAGCCCATGGCGATAGTCTCATGATTGTAACGTGCAGTGTACGATTCCTGCGCGGTGTCATAACTGATGGCAGAGCCTTCATTTTTGACCGGTGCCGCACCGAAGCCGGACAGCTTCACTTCTTCCTCGAAGGAACGCTCGGACGATTCAGTTTCATAAATCATCGTGTGTTCATCTTCGTACTTCTTGTATTCCAGACCAAATAAGGCATTCAGGCCGGGAAGCAGTTCTTTCAGCATTTGAGCGCGTGAAATAGCCATTGCCAAGCCTCCTTATGACGTTGCGAGGCCAAGGCCGTAATTTTCATTACCGCTGGCATCTATGAAGTAGGAAAGATTCAGGTGATAACCATTGAACCGACAAAGTACATCGGTATAGTCATCGCCAACTGCGCTGTCAGGGCCGTCAACAAAGCCGACGATCCGGATAGGCAGAGTCTGAGTCGCAGTTGTGCTGCTTTGAGTCAACGCATTTCTGCTGATCCCAAGAGCAGTCGTTCCTGCTGTCTGGGTAACCGCTGCGTTGCCATGCAACCATGCTTGGGTCATCGCCCCAGTAGCCTGCATCTGGAAGACCACAAACGGATCGTCCATAACGTAGGCAACAGCATCGGTGGCAGCATTTGCTGCTGGCCAATACTGACTGAAGGTTTTCTGACCGGAAGTCGGGTCTGTGAAAGCACAACCCATGAAAATACCGATAAGAGAAAGGCCGAGAGTTGCTGTTCCCGTATCCTTTTGTATCGTACCGTCTACAGCCAGCTTAACGAAATCGCCAAAGAAAATGGCAGTCCCGTAAGTCGTTGCAATCGGCATATGGTTCACTTTCCCGGTAAAAGAACCGCTGGCACTCATCGTGCCCACGGGCCTTGCACCGAAGGGAGTAGCTACTGATGACATGTTAATGTCTCCATTTTGTGTTTAAAAGAAAGGCTACTCCCTGTTCAGGGATTAACCTTTACCAAAGTTACTTCGTGTTGATTTTCGCTCATGGAACAGTGGCATACGGGCATCGTTCTCCCGCATGAGGTTCTGGTCAACTGATTCCAGTTGCTGCTTGGCTACGCCTTGATAGTGTTCTTCCCGCTGAGCCATAATTTCTACCGGTGCTTTACACAACAGCAGACCGCCGATTTCAACATTACCCTTAAACTGGGAGTGGATATCGGACATGACTTGCAGTTCGGGATGGTCTTCCGCCTTCACCGGCTCCCAGCCTTCACGAAACTTCTGGGACACATTGGTGTTGTCGGCGTGACCGAGTGCGCTGGTACGAATCCAGCGGAAAACATAGCCTTCAATCGGGTTCGGTTCCGGCAAAATTGACGGCGGAACCCATTTATCGCTCGGACGTTCCGAGGCTTTGCGGGAGTCTAAATCCCGAGATTTGCGCTGCTCTGACATATCACATTCCTTCTTTTATGCATTGTCTGGCGTACTGTTCGTTGGTCAATCCCAATCTCTTCGCGATATGGACTTGGGACGAAGTCAACTTGAATTTGCGCGGCTTACTGCCATTATTCCGTTCACCGGAGGCAACCACCGTGTTTGGTCTTGAGGTAGTTTTACTTCCCTCAAAGTATTCGGGAAAGCGGGTCCGCATCGAGCGGTCGATTTCCTGAAAGTATTCGGGACTGTCAGGGGATAAACCCTTCTCCCGTATCAGGGTTTCATGAACCCCGTAAGCCAAGGCAGTCATGTCCTTGTGCTTGGGATCACCAAACCATTTGTTCTCTTCCGCCCACGCTGAAGCCTCATAGCTTGGCGGAGGGACGCTCGGCCTCGCTGCTGTCTGTGCCAGTCGTTGTTGCGCAGCCCATTGCCGCTGATTCTGGTACTGTTGCGAACGCTGGTTGTAATTACCCTCGTAATTGTTCGCTTCACGCCACTCAGCCTGCGCTGTAATCAGGTCTGACTGCGCCTTGATGACTCCGTCAGTATCACCGCTTTCGTAAGCGTTCCTGTACGCTGACTGAGCTTGCTGCACGGCCAGTTGGGCACGACCCTTGAACTGGGCCACCAAGTGAGCTTCACCCTTGTTGATGACATCCTCATACTGCTGGGTACGCTGGTGAAGATTTTGCGCCACCTTGAGAGCTTCTTCACGAACCTTCTCGGCAGCATCCGCTCTGCGCTTTTCAGCATTGTATTGGTAGGTCATCTTGTTGATACGTTTCTGAACCTTCTCGCTGTAGCTGGAAAGTTCGTCATCGTCATCATCGTAAGCCTTTGGCTTGGCTTCGGGCTTGACGGTTACCTTGGTGGATTCGATATCTTCTTCGACTTCCACGTCATCTGCGACGGGTGCGGTCTTTTTCGGCTCGTCACCAATCGTGTGCTTCACGCCAAAAAATCGATCTTCGGGTGAGGTTGTTACATTTTCTTCTGGAGTAGTCATATCTTTACGATTCCTCTCGGATCATCAACTACGGCTTCGACTGACTCATCGTTAATCAATCGAAATTCTTTGCCATGGATTTTGAACCGCGTACCCGAATAGGCTCGCATCAAAACCCAATCTCCGATCTTGCAATAAGGGCCATTCGGAAAACGGTCCCCAGTGTATGCATCCGGCCCCATGGCAAGTACAAAACCACATAGCGAACCAATCTCTTCGCGGTATAGTGTGTCAACCGACTTGATGATCCCGCCCTTGGTTTTTTCCTCGGGGTCCGGAAGTGCAACCAATAACTTGTACCCTGTGGGTACAGGAAGCTGCGAAGCTGCTTGCGCCTCTTCGGCAGGTAGTTTTTCTACTTTTGCCATCATTACCTCTGCAACCGGAAAAGCGTCCGGTGTTCGCTTGCTATTAGCAGGTGCCTGCGCGGATGCAGGCAATCTGTTTATTCAGTCGATTTATTTCATCAACGATCCACTCACGCTGTGCTGCTGACAAGTCAGCAGATAATAACTGGTAACGGTATTGTTCGATAATTACTTCAAGCTGCTGAACCCGCGACAGGGACAGTTGTTCCCCATGCTGCTTCTGGTACTGCTGGGCTTCAGCATCGGTCTGGTAGGTCGTCAGATATCCCATTATGCCAACAATGACCGCTACGGAGGTTACGGCCATCTTGGCGGCGAGGGGAATATCAGCCCACTTCATTTGATTCTCTTAAAACAGCCCCGGCATCGGGGTTGATGCCCGGTAGTCAAAACGTATCTTTACATACGCGCAACCGACAATACGACCACTTGTATCAGGGTTTACGTCTTGCATGGTCGCCGTTCCGCCGGATGCAAAACTCAGGGCTTGGACATTGGTAATCCCCCAGTAAGCGGGGTTTCCGGACAGATACTGGACCTGTGGTTTACTGTTTATTGACATGGCCACTGCCGCGCCTCCCTGAATGGAGAAATAAAGGGGCTTTGTTCCTAACGCCGCGATCCACGGATACGCTTCCAAGTATATGTTGGTGATGGTCAGGCCGGGGGCTGTCAGCGGCAATTCCGCACCAGCCTTTGGACCCGTCAGGGTGACCGTCTGGGAAGAAGAACTGGCAGGCGTAGAAACCGTGATCGCATTGTTGTTAACCAATACGTCACCCAGCGCAACGGTGTCTCCATCTGTCTGGTTTGCCCATACCGCCGTACCGGGCGCGGCCTGTGCGGCGGAGGTGAAGAAATCTAATGAAGTCTGAGACATGGTCGGGCTTTACTTTGTTTCCAATACTTCGATCCGACCAGTCAGGTCTTCATTAAGGTCTTCAATCTGCTCGACAAGTTCCGTCATACGAACATCAAGTCCCAACAACAGGTTGTGAACCTCTTCTTTGCTAAAAGGATCGGTACGGGTACTACCGCCTTCATAGTCATTGGCTCCAGCATACTGGCCCATTGTCATCCCGTTACGGTTAATCTTTTGACCCGTGGGTGCGGTCATGTGCCGGTGCCCCGTCCAGCCTGCTGCTTTGCGTTCAGCCTCGGCATCAGCAAGTGCCAGAGCATTGTACTTACGCTTGATTGCGCGAATAGATTTGGCGGCATCACTACCTGACTGCCATCCAGCGTGCCATATTGTCCGCCCCATCTTGCGCCGTTCTGATTTCGGCAGAGCATCAAAGATGCTTCTGGGCAGGGGTTGGTTGGCTTCCAGATAGTCTTCTACTTCATCATAAATGGCTTGACGATACTTGACCAAAAAGCCATTAGCATCCATATTGGCAATGTAACCCTTTTTGAAATTAGCGAGGTATTCAGTGTAGTCATAACTCATGGTGCATCTCCCAGATTTTTGATCTCAGACAATTGACTGTTACACAGTTTCGCTGCTTCCCTCTGTTCCAAGAAGCCGACTTTTAAATCAATGGTGGTTATCGGCTTGGAAAGCCGCACAACGGTCACAGAGCGCAGCAATTCCTCTGGTGGTGTGATGTACACATCCCGGTATATCTCGACCGTGTCGTGGACTGTGACGATCTTGGGAGGATTACTCCCACAGCCCAACAATAAAAAAGTCAGGAAGAGGAGCATCCACAGTCCGGCATTCGGTATCCTGTCCACGCAGTTTTTCTCCGTCATCGTGGATGGTTTCCACGGTATGCACCGATTCGGCCTGTAACAACTTGATCGTGGTCAGTGCGTCCTGTGCCAGCTGTTTCTGATGTTCCAGTGCAGCAGCGTTAGCGGCATTGGCAACCCGGCAAACCTGCAATGCCGCTTCATTGATATCGACCGAGATGAGCAGACCATCAAAATCCCGGCGCAGGTTGTTGTACTGTTCTTCAGCGAGATCAGCCCGTCCGGCATTACGCACCGAGGTGTATTTGTAGTATCCGGTCAGTAAGCCCAGTGCCAGAAAGGCCGACAGTGCGATCCATAGGAGATTGGTGCTGAACCAGCCACCAATGGCTGATCCGGTTATCCGGGCAAACAATCCGGTGAAGATGCTCATTGCGCCATTCCTCTGTACCAGCCGGGGATGAACGCCACGTAGCTGATCGTTTCGTGACTGTTATTCAGTCCGGTGACCTTGTGCAGGCAGGGCGCGATGAACCGCCACAGCATGCCCCCACAAATACTCTGTGCCTTGATGATGTTTCCGGCCCCGGCATTGTACCCAGCCCAACCGAGCTGAAGACGCAGGAAGCGCGTATCGCGGGGCCACCATGTCCTGATGTTGCGCCGCAGGATATATGCCCCGGCCTTGATGTTTTTCTTTGGGTCGGTACGTTCATGTGGAGACAAACCAGCATCCTGTGCCGCCCCTTTCATCAGTTGACACAAACCCACCGCACCAGCGGGGGAGACTGCTTCCGGTTTAAGCCTCGATTCCTGATAACACTGCGCTTTCAGCCAGCGCCAGTCATCATCAGGAACCAGCCCGTAAAGATAACGCAGGCTGTATTCCTGAAACCACTCATCGTACTGGTCATTAGACGCTTGCGCCTGCAAGCACACACCCGGCAACGACAATAGCAACGCCAATAATCCGGCCCCTGAAATAGATCGCCATCGCTTGGTTGCCATTTTTGATTTCCTCTCTTGCCTCTGAGCGTGTGATGCCCGTCCCCAGCGATACCCAGCGTATGATGATGGAAAAGGTGAAAGCACCGACCAGCATGGGCACGATGAAGAAAAACTTGGAGGTCAGAAATTCAATGAACACTGGATATCTCCTCAAGCATTCTCAATCCTCTCTTTCAGGTCAAGAAGCTCTCTTTCAGCAATTGCCAGACCTTCAATTACACCGGTCTGGTGCCTATATTCGGAAAAACTCTCACAACCGTCTCCCAACATGTGGTCAGATCGGTCGTTCATGATCTGCCGGATCATCCCTTTCAGGGTGTCCAGCACGTTCTCGTAGCTTCCGCTCACTTACTTTTATCCTTGTTTTTACTGGAGATGATGGCGCTGGCAAGATTTGCTCCAGATTGAAGTCCGGCGGTCTCAGCAGAGGCATGCATCTTCTCTTCTTCCAAATCCAGCTTGTCTTCGCTCAGTGCCTCGACTTTACGCGCCTTGCGCTTGGCCTCTTCGAGCTTCTCCCATTCCAAGTCCAGCCGTTCGCGATCCAGCTTCATCTTGTCGGAAGCCTTCTGCAAGTCGGCCTTGATCTTTTCCATCGCCGTCATTTCCTTGGAGTCCTGCGCTTCCTGCTTGATGTCCAGTTCACGCTTGGCTTGCTGGATAATCGGGTCTTCCTGTTTCTTGGCATTCTCTTCAGCTTGCGCCTGCTGTGCGGCCTTGCCGGTAAGCTGGGCTGCAGCAGGGGCTACCAGACGTGACAGGCGTATTTCGATGTCTTCCGGTAATGGCATATCCGGATCGGGCATTTCCACACCCAGTTCCTGCTCAATCTTATACCGGTAAGCCATCGCCAGATGTTCGGCCAGATGTGCTGCAGCGGAGGCGGCAACCTGTTTGGCGTTCGGGTTCTTCTCCATCAGCGCCAACAGTTGTGGGTGTTCTGCAGCAGCCAAGTGTGCCTGAATGTGTGCCTCGTGATCCTGATACAGGAATGCCCGGATCGGTTTACCGGTCAGCAGGCTCTGGGTCTCGGTGATAGGGTCTTGCGGCAGCATGTCCTCAGACATCGGCACGATCTTGTCGGCATCGCCAATCCCCAGCACCTCCAGCATCTGCCGGTGCAGGAATGGCAGGTCGTACATTTCAGGCTTGGACGCTGCCAGTTGCAGTGCGGCCTGATACTGCATGATGCGTTGCGCCATGGTCCCGGCATTGGGATCACTGACCGGTATCACATCGATACGGGCATCGAAATCATCGGTGATGGTGTACTCGCCATCTACCTCATAAGGATATTCCTGCGGCCCCTGCTCACGGATAATAGCTGTCAGAATAACCAGTTCCTGACCCATCGCATGATGGATGCGGGCCTGTATCGCACTGATCACCTTCATTTCCCGTTCAAGGATCGCAAGGGTGGTGCCAACCGGTGCTTCGGCATTCATGTCAGCAGCTTTCAGATCAGCAGCTGAAGCAAATCTGCGACCTTCGCTGACCAGATCACCCAGTAACTGGTACAGGACTGATGATGGTTCTTTATAGGGTAAGAACGTGATGTTATCGCGGATTGCGCCACTCGGGACATCCACGTCACGGAACTCTCCGGGGGCAATCGGGGTATCGTCACCCTTGATTCTCAAGCCACGAGACTTGAGTCCTCCGGGCAGGTTGGCCAAAGTGCCGGAATCAACCAGTTGGCGCAACAGCGAGGTGGCACTCTTGGACAGCCCGCCAATCATGTGGGTCAACCCAAAACCATAAAACCCCAGCCCCGGCAGATACTGGTAATGAACCACATGGTCACGCTTTTCACGCAACGGGTCATCTTCTTTCCAGTTACGATAGATTGACAGGATTTCCCGCGAACCTTTCTCGACCGTCACTACGTAAGGCAGGGCAATGCCCGTCCCATCTTCAAACCCGATCAGGTCGAGATCAACCTGCATTTCCAGCAGGATGTGCCGGTCATCCAGATCATGATCGGCGGACTCACCCTTCAGTTCGTTGTACTTTCTGTCAATTTCGGTCAGTTCCGGCTTGGTATCCGGAAGATCAATGTCCCGATAAAAACCGGCGACCTGACGTTTGCGCACCCAGTTGGGTGTTTTCTTCATGAGATGGGTAGCGCGTTCGCAGGTACTCAGATCAGCAGTACCGTAATTAACCACGAAGTCCTCTGCCGGAACGTACATCGAGAACGGACGGCCAAAGGTCTGGTCGTGGTAGACCTTGCGGAAGCATGATCCGGCCAGCGGCAGGGAGAACAACAGTTTCTCGGTCTCCGTGCGATATTCTTTCATCTTGCTGGTGGTCATGTAGTTCAGGTATTCCTGTACCCGCATGGCCTGCTTGGTCTTTTCTGGTGACTTGTTACCCACAATCGAGGTCTTGGCCGGACCTGACGCTGGAAACACTTCCTGAATGGTCTGCGCCTGAAAACGCACCACCGATTCAGCCAGCAGAGGATGGAATACTCCGCAGGCACCATCCCATGGCTGATTGCGTTCTTCAAACTTCAGACCAAGTAAGTCCAGTCCCTTGATGTAAGTCTTTTCCCACTCGGAACGGCTGTCACGATCAGACTCAAAATCCTGTACCAGTTCGCTGGCCAACAGACTCAGGTCTTTTTCTTCTATGAACTCGGCAAGGTTGTCACCAAAAGCTGGTTCACCCTGCTGTTCTTCACCAAACTGAACCACCGCTCCACCGTCATCGGTAGGACCGACTGGAGTGGTTACTTCAACCTCCAGTGGCTCTTCAGCGTGTAACGCCATGGCGTTGTTTTCAATCACTACCGTGACCCCTTGAATCCACCACCTTTGGTGGCCGCACCCATGCCCCGGCACAGACCGCCCTTGGCCATTTTCTTGGGTTTCTTCTTAGCCCTGACATACGGACTATCTTCAGGCACTTCTTCGCCACGTTCTCGTTGGATGGCGTGGTAACCCCGCTGAAGGATGTCAGCAACCGGACCTGCTGGATTAGCTGCAGCCATTTTGTTGGAAGCTGGTTCCCATCGTGTCGATGAACGCATTTCAGGAGTTTTTTTGGTCTTTCCACCCTTGGCCATTTTTTTAACCATTTTGGGCGCTTTTTCGAGCTTGGCTGCCTTGTAGTCAGAAACCCGCTGGATGGTATCTTTGGCGGCATTCTTGCCCTTCAGCTGGATACGCTCCTGCCGGTGGTAATCTTCGCCCATGATCTCTTTCTGCTTACCCTTGCGGGCATTTGAATCTTTCAGCATCTTAATCGGGTTCTTCATCAGCAGCTTCCCTTGGTACGTCCACCCTTGGTAGCAGCGCCCATACCACGACATGTCATGCCGCCCTTGGCCATTTTCTTGGTGGCTCCGCCTGATTTTGCGCCAGACATTCTTTTCATACGGTTTGCATCACGTCTGGCCTTGCGTTCTTCATCGGTCGGACCTCTTGAGTCCAGAACGATGTTGCCGGGATCGAGTAAACCTTTCAACCCACTGCCACCATTTTTTGAATCATGCATGGCAGTGGCAATACCGCTGAAGTTCCTCAATGTCTTGAGGGCGCTGTCCTCCTTGTTCTTCTTGAGAATAGCGTAAGAGGGGCTGATTTTTTTCATAATGCTCATAATCTTCCTCGATAATGCTCCCTGCGTTAAATTCCCGCCAAATCCAGAACTTCTTGTGGCTTCAGCTGAATAAAATGTTCTGTTTCAATCTGGGTCAGAAGTCTTTGTCCCGTGTATATCGCCACGGTACTGTCTTCCTGAAGTACAAACTTCAGTCTGTGATCCAGTCCAAGAACCATGCAGCCCAGAACAACCTGTTCAAATTCTGTCAAATTATCCATTTCAGTAATATGCCGCCTTGATTGGAATATGATCAGGATTTTCGTAATCATCACGTAAGGAGATAAACCCGCCACGACGAAACCGCAGTAATGCCTGTGTAGAAGAATCCACCAGATCATCGAAATCACCCTGTGGAAAAGCCGCCATCTCTTCGCGCACCTCTTCCGCCCAGCGGGTATCCGGACACCAGACAAAACCACTGGTAAAGAAATCCGCCACCGAATTAAGGCGGGCAAACTTGTCACCCGTACCGCGATGCGGAGTATATTCCTCGACCGGAATGCCCATCATGCGCAATTCCTGTATCAGGGGCAGACCAGAAGCCTTGGCTTCAACAATGAAGGCATCTGGCTGACGTTCTTCCCACATGCGGAATGCGGTGCGTTTAAGCTCCGGAAACTCCATTCTCTTGGCCAGAGCATCCAGTAACATGATGTTGGGTCGCTTGAGACCTTCTTCATCTTCCAGATAAAACACGCCCCAAGTGGTACAGGCACAACGGTCACTGCGTTCTTTCTTCAGAAAGGCGGTATCCCATGACTGGATCACGTATTCGCATTCCGGTGGGTCGGGTTTTTCCCACATCCGCCAACTGTCGCGCCGAACCAGCGCCCCTTCTTCACCCGTGGGGTTCTGCAGGTACTGGGCGTTCCATTGCGCCACCGGTAACTCACTGCGAATGGCGATCAGTTCTTCTTTTGGCCAGTATTCCGGCCATAACGAATTGTCGGTTTCTGGCATCAAAGCGGGAAATTCAATGATTTCCCAGTCATCAACCCCTTTTTCAGAGGTCATTCGCTTAACGATCCTGCCGGTAATGTCCCGTTTGTGCCAACGAGTCATGACCACGACAATCGCCGCTCCCGGCTGTAAACGCTGCCTCGGGCCAGAGGTAAACCATTCATATGCCTTATCAAACACGCCTACATCACCCTGACGGGCCTGAATGTAATCCTGTTCGGAATGCGGATCATCCACAATCAGGAGATCAGCGCCATATCCAGCTAACTTGCCGCCAACACCAATAGCAAAGTAAACGCCACCCTTGGAGGTGTCCCAGCGCCCTGCCGCCTTGGCATCAACCGCCAATGACGTTTCAGGAAATATTTTTTGATATTGTTCGCTGTCAACCAGATTACGAACTTTGCGCCCAAACGAAGTGGCCAGTTCAGCAGTGTGAGAAGTCTGGATGATCTTCCGATCAGGATATCGCCCCAAGTAATAAGCTGGAAAATGTATCGAAGCAAATTCAGACTTGGTATGCCTCGGCGGCATGTTGATGATTAAACGCTTCAGCGTTCCATCCGCGATCCGCTGAAAAGCATCTTCCATGATCTTGTGATGCCTGCCCTCAATAAAACCGGGCCAAAGCTCTTTCACAAACGTCGCATAATCCTGACGGCATCTGGAAACACGTTCCGACTGATCCAGCTCTTTCAGCAGGTCCAAAAAACCAGCCTGCTGATCCAGCGGTAACGTCTTTATCTTTTGCAGTACCTGCGGATTCACAAACCTCCAGAATCTATCTGTATATATGCCGTACTGTATATATACAGTGGGATGCCCACTCAGGGCATCCCTGTAACTTACAGAGAATAATATTCCGTAAGTTGTATACAGTAAATATACAGACTGTATATATACAGATAACAAACTTCAGGTCAAAAAAAAGAAGAGTCCCAAACAGAACTCTCCTCGATTATGGAGAGTCTAGGGGGTTGACAAAAGAATGTCAACAACAAGTCAGCAGTAAGTACTGGTAATTTATATAGAAAATTTTTTAGACATTGTTGGCTAACGGCATAGACAAAATAGTCTAAAAACAGCTATTTGAGAGGCTGGAATAGTATATATGTGCGTGGGACTCCGACCATGCCACAGGGGGGTGGCGGGGTCGGCAGGGTGCCGTGGCGGGACACCTATCATTTGACGAGTCAGCAGGAAATCACCTGACGCAGAGTTCCTGCATTGGGATTCACGAACAGGGATTCGTCAGTGTATGTTCGTGTCATCCAGTTCCAGCATTGAGATGCGGTCTTCGATCTCTCTCCGTATTTCATCGGGTGACCTGTCCCGCTTGTCATCCACTTCGATACGCTTCTGAAAGAGACCGACTGATTGTCCAAGCAGGGATGCTGCCTTCAACGCTATGTTCTCAGCCGCTGTTCCCTCAGGAGACAGCAGGAGAGACCGTAGCCGATTCAGGACAAGCTGTCTGTCCCCGACACTCATATCCACCGTTTTCCTGTCCCTGTCCATCCTGAGCCGTTCCACCATCGTGGTCACGTCATGGCGCTGC